ATTCTAATGTTATGAAGTTTACATATTTTGTTATTTCAACATTGATTGGATTTGCTCTTAGTTACGTAATTATGGTTTTGCAAAAGCATATAATCGTAATTTCATGGAGCATATTAGGATTGGCAATAGTGATTGCAACGATGATTTTCGTTATTTATTTACGTCAGAAAAGAAATGATTTAAAGGGGTGAATCTATGCAAGATAATGAAAAAAGATTTGAAGAAGACATTGAATCTCATTTAACCAATAATGGGTATAGAAAATTAACTATGCAAGGATATGATGCTTCTAAAGGCATATATTTGGATATCCTTGTTGAGTTTATTAAAAACACTCAAAGTAACTCATGGAAACGATATGAAAAATATTATGGTGATGATGCACCTAATAAATTATTTCGTAGGTTAGAAGATTCAATTAATCATCATGGTCTGCTTCATGTGTTAAGGAACGGAATCAATGACATGGGGATTGATCTTTTTGTCTGTTTCTTTAAACCTGAAACGGAATTAAATCCACTTTTGGTTGAGCGATACGAAGGAAATATTTTAGGTGTTACCAGACAATTTGCTTACTCAACTTTGAACACTAACACAATTGATATGGTACTATCGATTAACGGCATTCCTTTTATTGCAATTGAGCTTAAAAATCAATTAAAAGGTCAAGACTATAAAAATGCGATTCATCAATGGCGTTATAATCGTAACCCCAAAGAATTAATTTTTAGATTTAATCATCGTATTTTGGTTTATTTTGCTGTAGACCTGTATGAAACATGGATGACTACAGAACTAAAAGGTGCAGAAACGCACTTTCTACCATTTAACCAAGGATCTAATGGGTCAGGTGTAAGTGGTGGCGCTGGTAATCCACAAAATGAACACGGTTATACGACATCATATCTTTGGGAAAATGTGTTATCGAGGGATACCATTATCGATATACTTCACCGTTTTATTTCAAATCCAAAAGATACTAAAAAAATTATTTTTCCAAGATTTCATCAATTTGATGTTGTTAAGAAAGTTTTAAACGATGTTAAGAACAATGGTGTTGGACAAAAGTACTTAATTGAACATAGTGCAGGATCAGGTAAATCAAATTCAATTGCTTGGATTGCTTACCGATTAGCATCAGTACATGATAAAGACGACAAGCCAATTTTTGATTCAATTATTATTGTTACAGATCGTATAGTTCTTGATTCACAACTTCAAGATACAATTAATGGTTTTGAACATAAAGCGGGATTAGTAGAAGCAATTGATGATAAGAAACGTTCAAAAGGACTTACAGAAGCAATAAATGATAAAAAACGTATAATTATATGTACAATTCAAAAATTCTTATTTGCATATAAAGATTTTGATGAGATGGAAGGTAGAAAGTTTGCAATTATTGTTGATGAAGCGCATCAAGGTCAAACAGGAGCTAGCGCTAAAACATTAAGAAGAGCACTAATTGATAAAAAGGTTGCTATTAAAGAATATGCAGAAATGGAAGAGCTTGCTGAAGATGAAGTAGACGATACCGATGAACTAGTTGCAGAGGTTTTAGCTCAAGGCCAACATAGTAATCAATCATTCTTTGCTTTTACGGCAACGCCGAAAAATAAAACAATTGAACTATTTGGCAGGAAAAATCCATCATCTGGAAAGTATGAACCTTTCCATGTTTATTCGATGAGACAAGCAATCGAAGAAGGTTTTATTTTAGATGTGCTCAAATACTACACAACGCTTCAAGATCAATTTAAAATCGTTAGGACCACAAGAGATAATCCTGAAGTAGTTGAAGGACAAGCGAAGCGAGTCCTTGTTAGATATTATAAAGAGCACGGATTTACTATTCAAAAGAAAACTGAGTTAATTATGGATAATTTCTTAAATAATGGTCAGTTTAGAATTGATGGTAAAGGTAAAGCAATGGTTGTTGCTGATTCAAGGGCTAATGCTGTAAGATACTATCAAGCAATAAAAGAATATATAAAAAATAATGAGAAAGAAACTTCTAATATTGGAGTTTTAGTTGCTTTTTCAGGTGAAGTTAAATTAGATGGTAAATCATACCGTGAAGTTGAAATGAATATAGATAGAAATGGTCACTATATAAATACTGATAAAAAACTTAGAAAAGCTTTTCGCAGTAGTGATTTTAATATTCTTGTTGTAGCAAACAAATATCAAACTGGATTTGATGAACCGTTACTGCATTCAATGTATGTGGATAAAAAACTTAATGGTGTTAATGCAGTTCAAACCCTTTCCAGATTAAACCGTATTTATCCTGGAAAAGTAGACACTTTTGTAATGGATTTTGTTAATACACATGAGGAGATAAAAAAATCATTCCAACCATTTTTTGAAACAACTTATCTGGACGGTCAAACCGATTATAATCGCGTGTACGATTTAAGAACGAAGATACGCAATTATATGCTTTATAATGATAACGATGTTGATGTTTTTGCTAAAATAAAAATAGAAGCAGGCAAAAAACAAGATGAAAGAGCACTTGGTCGTGTAACAAGTATATTAAAACCTGTTATTAATCAATATCTTGAATTATCAGAAAAGCAAAAGTATGAATATAGAGATTTATTAAGAAAGTTTAATCACGCATATTCATATATAACTCAAATAATAAGAATTCATGATAAGGAACTATTTAAAGAGTTTATGTTTGTTTCTTATCTTGTTAACCTGTTACCAAAAGATACTTCTGAAAAAATTAGCATTGACGATAAGATTACATTAGAATTTGCTAAACTAAAAGAAACATATAAAGGAAGTATCGAACTTGAAAAAACATCTGTTGATTTAAAGCCAGAACAAACAATCAATCCCAAAAGAAAGCCAAAATCAAAAGACACTTTACAAAGTATTATTGATAAAGTAAATGAACAGTATATGGGCGAATTCACTGATATTGATAAAGTAATTATCACCGGTATTTTTGATATGTTTATGAATGATCCGGAAGTAAAAAAATACTCACAATATGCGAAAGATAATAATCCTGAGATGTTCATAAAGAGTTTATTTCCAGACAAGTTTAAAGATATTGCACTAAAACTATTTAGCAAAAATAACGAATCATTTGAAAAGTTATTTACTGACAAAGCATTTTATGATAAGGTTATGGAAGCTATGGCAAAAGAACTATATAAAAAATTAAGAAAATAGGAATATTAAATTTTTAAAAAACAATTGTTATAATTAAATTAATATTATAGTAGAGAGAAGAATATTATTGTAAAGATAAAAATATTTTAAAAATATAATCGACCTAACTAAATTAAGAGTTAGGTCGGTTTTGTTACTTTGGTAAGTACTCCATAATATCAGAAATATAACAATTTAATGCGTTACAAATTCTTAAAAGGACATCTGTATTCACATTTGCTCCTTTTTTTAATTTTGAAAGAGTTGTTGCACTTACACCACTTAATATGGATAGATCCTTTTTGTTTAAATTTTTATCTATAAGAAGCTTCCATAGTCGGTTATACGAGAAACGCACAATCTAATCTATCAAATACACAAGCAAAAGTAGATTTGAATGAAAACTTAATTCTAAATACAAGCGAATTGATGGTACAGTTGCACTGATTATTGCATATGTGGTTTTAAATAGATATAAAATTGATTATGAAAATATGATATAATAACTCTATACGTTTAATCTTGAGAGGGTATTTAATGAAATCAGTCATAGAGTTAGTTGCAGTAATTTTACTAGTAATTTTACAATTATTAATTTATGTTATAATTTTCGCACTACAAGTTTTAGCGCCATTAATGACTTTGATATTTCTGATCATTACATTCATTAATCCTAATAATGTTGCAATGACGATATTTTATATTTCTGCAATATCATACTTTTTAGGTTACTTTACAAGTAGTCTTGGAATTAAATCAGTAGTTCCAATATACGAAAAAAGTACTCTTGATAGAAGACATCCTATATTTAGTACTATCATCAATATGGCAATCATGTTTGCGCCGTCATTTATTTTAGCGTTTATAATTTCTTCGATTGTCGGAGATTTAACTTATTTAGTGCATAATGCAATTATGATTAATTGGCTGTACAGAGTTATTAAATATTTTAATAATATGAAAAAGAATATGAAATCATTTAATAATTCAAAAACAGCTGATTTATTAGATAATTCACAAATCATTTCTAGCAATATTGATATAGATAAGCTATCTTCTGAAGAATTGCTAGCACTAGCAAATGATAAAAATTCTTTGTATTATTTAGATAGAAGAATTCCAGAAAACATGATACTATTAAAAAAAATAGAGGAGCAAGAGTCATTTAGAAAAGATTTAATTGAGATTCAAAAAAAATATCAAGGCCAACATGAGAGTAAGACTGATGAGCAAAAAGTAAGTGATAACAAGGCTGAAAATGCTATAAGAAAGCTCTATAATGATGATACAGAATCAGAAAGTGATAAGAGTATTTTGGAATATTTAAAAACAAGAGAAAAGGATTTGCTATTTACAGCTGCATCATTAACATATGGATTTAAAAAAATTAAAAATGATTTAAATGTTAGTAATGGAAAAGCTATTTTTGGATCATTGTTTATTTTACAAATGACTTGGCTTGAAGCAGAAATCTTAAGTCTGAACGATATTGTAGATATGCTCACAGATGCAAGAAGTTCAGTTTGTACACTTAGTGAGTATTGGGATGTGCATGGTTATGGAACACCATTTACAGATGAAGTAGCCTTTCTAACAAACTTGTCTATGACTGATTCATGTAAAGGAATTAGCATAAACAAACCTGAAATTGAACATGAGCAAATTGTAAATTTTATTATAGATCGTAAGGAGCAAATAAAGAAAGCTGTGCTAGATGCTATGAATGATAGTTATGACTTAGGTATGATGAAGTCTATAATTGAGATAAATATTGATAATGGAATCAAACAATACGAGAAGTTGATAAAAGGTTTTAAAGAAGAAGGAATTCAACCAAAATAGGAGGTGCACATGGCCATATTTAACAGAAAAAAGAAAACCGGATCATTTGATGCACTCCAGTTAATTAGTAATTTAAATACATTTTATACACCATTTGGTACGAACATATCAAAGAGTGATGTGGTTAAAATATGTATTGATCGAGTGGCTAGCCAATGTGCTAAACTCAAACCAAGATATATAAAGACAGATAACGATAAGACAGTAACCGAGAAAAAAGGTAGGCTGTCTTTTCTTTTGAAGTATAAACCGAATGAGCTTATGACGCCTTACGACTTTATATACAAGACAATTACATTACTCTTGCTGAATGATAATGCGTTTGTTTATCAGAAGTTCGATAAGGATTCTGGTGAACTCAAAGGCATCTATCCATTACGACCAATTACTGTCGAGATGATTATTGATTCATCAGACACTTATTATATTAAGCTATTGTTTGATAATGGAGAATCGTATATTCTACCTTATGATAATGTCATTCACTTAAGACGCCATTTCGGACAAAATGATATCTTTGGTGGAACTGGATCAACTGGAGATCACGAAGCAATCCTCAAAATCATATCAATTAATGATAGTTTACTTCAAGAAATAGATAACGCAGTGAAATCATCGATGCAAATTAAAGGTATTTTGAAGATGAATGGTATGTTATCGGAAACGGATAAAAAGAAACAACGTGAACTATTTGATGCTGCATTATCAGAATCGGTGAGTTTGAAAGGAAGTTCTATCATACCTATTGATCTGAAATCAGAATACATACCACTACAAGTAGATCCAAAACTCATTGATAAAGATACACTAGAATTCTTGCAGAGTAAAGTTTTGGATTACTTTGGAGTATCAGTTCCAATATTTACAAACAAATACACAGAAGATGAATATAACTCATTTTATAAGTCAACGATAGAGCCTCTTGCTATTCAACTCAGCGAGGCTTTTTCTTTAGGGCTTTTAACAGAGAATCAATTGGAACGTGGCGAGGAAATAATCTTTTATAGCGAAAGACTGCAATACGCTTCATGGAATACCAAAGTAACTGCGATTGAGAAAATCATGAGCTTAGGAATAATGTCACTTAATGAATCAAGAGCGCTACTAGGACTTGAACCAGTTGAAGATGGCGATAAGAGGTTACAATCACTTAATTATGTAGATGCTTTAAAAGCAAACAAATATCAAGTAGGAGAGGATATAGAAGATGAAGATAACGATTAATGGAAAAGTTGCCAAAGTATGCACTTAACTCTATATTAGAAGAACAAAAAGAAAAGACAAAACTTATATGTATATGTCAATATGAAACTGACCCCCTATGTTGTTTTGAAATTGACCCCCTACTAATTATTTAACCATTCTTTAGTTTCCTTAATTCTATATGAATCACCTTTAATATTTATTACTGTTGCTTTATGTGCGATTCTATCTACCATTGCTGCTGAAGATTTAGCTAATTATGAACCAACGTTTGCGTGGGAGATGGGACCTGCTACCGAAAGACAACTAAGCTACTTAGAAAAACAAGGTATACATACAAAATCTGTTACATGCTTTGGTATGGCAAGTATGCTCATTGATAAATTAAAGAGCAGACAGGTTGAAGGCTTAGCAACACCAAAACAAATTAGATTACTTGAAAAATATGGTTTTAATCATGTGGGTATGTGGCCGTTTGATTCAGCTAGCAAAATGGTATCAAGACTAGCAGATAACAGATGGCAATTACCTAAAGGTATAAACGTAACAAGTTATCAACCTTAGGAGGATTTACATGGATAATTTACTTGAAGCCTTGAATCAAATTGATGTATCAAGCGTTTCTTATCAAGACTGGATTAATGTCGGCATGGCACTTAAAGCAGAAGGCTATGACTGCTCAGTATGGGATGAATGGTCCAAAGATGACTCAAGGTACAAAGTGAATGAATGTCAAAAGAAATGGGCTACCTTTAGCGGTAGCTCTAATCCCATAACTGGTGGAACCATAATTCAAATGGCTAAGAGTTATGGATATATACCTCATTCCTTTGTTGGAGACGGCTGCTTAGATTGGGATGATGTTATTGAATATGATGGTGATGGTATAACCTATGAAATTCCAAAAACAATGACACCAGTTGAACAGCTAATTCTCTATCTTGAAACTCTATTCAAACCAGATGATTTAGTCGGTTATGTAACAAATGATGTGTGGCAGGATACAGAAGGAAAATGGATGCCTTCAAAAGGTGTTTATGATCGCACTGCACAGGAGTTAATAGATACACTAAGAAAACATCCAGATGATTTAGGTGCAACAATAGGCGATTGGAAGGATGAATGTGGTGCTTGGATTCGCTTTAATCCTTTAGATGGATTAGGTGTTAAGAATGAAAATATCACTCGCTTCACTTATGCACTAGTTGAATCTGACGATATGCCTATATCAGAACAAGATGCTTTTTATAGAAAACTCGAACTACCAATAGCGGCACTCACAAGCTCAGCAGGAAAATCCATTCATGCAATAGTTAGGGTAGATGCAAATGACTATGAAGAATACAGAAAACGAGTAGACTTCCTTTACGATTACTTAGAAAAGAATGGACTAAAGGTAGATAAGCAAAATCGCAATCCTTCGAGATTATCCCGTATGCCAGGAGTTACTAGAAACGGAAAAGAACAAACTTTAATTGCAACAAATATTGGTCGCACCTCATGGATAGACTGGCTTGATTTTGTTGAAGGTGCAAACGATGAACTACCAGGACTTGAAAACTTAAAAGATCAACTGCTAGATCCACCAGCACTTCCTGAAGAGCTTATTGAAGGAGTACTGCGTTGTGGCCATAAGATGCTTATTTCAGGTTCATCAAAAGCAGGTAAATCATTCTTGCTTATGGAATTGGCTGTTGCTTTATCAGAAGGTATGACATGGCTTGGGTTTAAGTGTAAGAAATCAAGAGTTCTCTATGTAAACTTAGAAATTGATGCAGCATCATTTATTAATCGTTTTGCTGAGATTTATAAAGCATTAAAGATTACTCCAAAGCATAGTGATGATATCTCAATTTGGAACCTTCGTGGCCATGCAGTTCCACTTGATAAACTAGTGCCTAAACTTATTAGAAGAATATCAAACAAACAATACGATGCAGTTATTATCGATCCGATTTATAAAGTCATTACTGGCGATGAAAACAATGCTTCAGAGATGGGTGCATTTTGTAATCAGTTTGATAAGATTTGTAATGAAACTGGATCAGCTGCTATTTACTGTCATCACCATTCCAAGGGTGCTCAAGGTTCTAAACGAGCAATGGATAGAGCGTCTGGTTCAGGTGTATTTGCTAGAGATCCTGATGCACAACTAGATATGATTCAACTTGATGCACCAGAAGAATTTATAGCAAACTATGCGGACAACTTGTCGGATACTGCATGGAAACTTGAATGTTCATTACGTGAATTTAAGAACTTTAAACCTCGCAACTTTTGGTTTAAATATCCCATACATGTTCTTGATACAGTAGGTGATTTAGATAAGCTTTTCTCGGAAGGATCAGCAGAAGCAAACCTAGCAAAATCAGGAAAAAGAAAACAAACTCCAGCAAGTAGAAAAGAAGAGTTTGATCGAGCATTTGATATATGTTCTGAAGATGGTATTACAGCAAATGCAGAAACAATAGCCGAGTATCTTGGAATTAAATCAAGAACTGTACGTGATAGAGTGAACGAATTTGCTGATGAATACAGTACGCATAAAGGTATTATTACAAGACATGAAAAAACTGGCGGAAAGGAAAATGACAACTAATCCGCCAAAAATAGCAAAACTGGCGGAAAGGAAAAATATCCCTATCTGCCACCAGAAAAAAACTGGCACAAAAACTGGCGGAAAGGGCTTATATATAGGTAGCTACCGCCACCAGCACCGCTGACGCTCTGTCGTAGTAGGATAAGGGCTTTTAAAATCGCCCTATCCCTACAACAGAAGCATCAACGTCAGCACAAGTTTTCTGCCAGACTTGAAAACTAAAAAAGGAGCGAAGTTGATGAAGTTATTTTTATTGATGGAACCACCTACTGTGACAGCTCAGCAAGCAAAGGTAGCGGTGGTTGGAAATAGACCAATGTTTTATAAGCCAGAGAAAGTGAAAGCAGCAAGGCAGATGCTCATTAGACATTTAAGACCATTCAAACCAGATACGCCACTTGAAGGACCAATTAAACTACATGTAATCTGGAAGTTTCCAAAAGGCAAAAGACATAAGAACTTTGAATGGCGAGTTACAAAGCCTGATACGGATAACCTGCAAAAAATGCTCAAAGACTGTATGACGGAACTTGGTTTTTGGAAAGATGATGCTTTAGTGGTTAAAGAAATAACTGAGAAGATTTGGTCAGGCGATCCAACTGGTATCGCAATCGAGATTAAAGTCTTAGATAAAATCAAGGAGACAGCCTAATGGATAGTGATGATGGGTACAAGAGGTTAGCTGCTGACATCGTGATCCAGGCAATCAGTGATTTTAGAAAAGCGGCTATGATAATTAAAACCAAGAAAGGTAATGTCGATGCCGCTAGAAAAGAAATTGGATCAATCGTATCGTTTTTTCAGTCGGAGTGGTTTCATACACTTACCACCTTTGATCCAGAATCATTACTAGAAAAGCTTATGGAGGAATTAGATGACAGTTAAAGAATATTTGAGTAGGTATTACTATATGAAAGATGAAATTAAACGAATCAAAGCAGAAGTTGCAGAGTACAAGCGTCTTGCATCATCTGTTCCAGGTTGTAGTTTTGATGCTATCAGGGTGGATGGTACAAAGAACAAAGATGCACCCCATATAAAATGGGTTCATAGAGCCATTGATAAAGAGGACGACCTAAACCAAATGATAAAGAACCTTCCGATTGTAAAAGCAGAAATTCTCTCTACCATCATGCAGTTAGAAGATTCCAACTTGAAGAGGGTTTTAATCTATCGTTATATTGATTGTTTAACTTGGCCTGACATTATGGAAAAAATATATATGTCAAAAGCAACAGTTTTAAGGTGGCACAAGCAAGCAATTGCACAAATAAAAATATGATACCATGTGAGACCTTGTGATACCTCGTGAGACCTTGTGATATATGCTTGACTGTGGTACAATTATAATGGGCGAAAGCTATAGATTTAGGGTTCTTGAAGAGAAATCTTTAAGGACTTTTATATTTACTCTTGATTGTTTTATTAAATTGTGATATCATTTAGGTGGAAAAAAAAGTAATTAATAACGGAGAAGGTTTATTTTTTGAAAAAAATATAATTATCTAATACTAGGAATGTGCATCACATTTTATTTGGTTTATCCTAAAATTCTATGTATCTTTTCAATTAATATACTTAATAGAGCGAAAACCATTGATGAGTTAAGGTCTTGAAGTATCACTGTTTTTTTAAGTAGAATCGGTGGAGTTTTGATACTTTGCATTAGACAAGAAGAATAGGATGAAAAGCTTGGCGATGATAAGATAACTAATTCAACAGGTTATTAATCTAACAACGATTCATCTTGACATTAAATTGAATTAAAGTGGTTTTTAGATGAAGGAATAATCGATGAGAAAACCTACAATGAAAAAGAAAAATATTTGTGGAGGATTTGTAAAATGAAAGATAAAAAAAGAATATTAATATTTCCAATAGTTATTGGGCTGTTAACATTAATTCTTTTAATTGGCATAGCTCAAAATATTGTTATGCTACAATGTAAATAAGAGTTCCAGAATAGACTGTGTTTAATATGGCAGAAATAAATAATGATAATTTTTTAAAGAGTTGCAAAGATATTGTTGTTCGATCAGAAGCGACTGATCATTTGGCAGGAATCGCTGGCGGTATGTGTGCTTTTGCTTTTTTTGTTATTCCTTTAATAATTGGATTAATTCTTTTTATTCCTGTTGTTGCAAATAGAAGAAAGATAAATCAAGACGTAAAAGAAATAGTATATACACTGGTTGCTAAAATGGAATTTACAAGAGTTAGTGACATGTTTGAATTCATACCAGCAATTTATGTTTATGGAGCTTTAGATTCTTTGCTAAAAGATAGATTAAGTAATTTCGCTTTAACTAGCGATAAATTATACATAATAAAAAAGGAGAATTAATTATGGAAAAAGATGAAAAATTAATAGAATTAGAAAACTTATTCGTTCAAAGCTTAATAGCAATAGATCAAAATAGGCATACTGGTAAAATAGGAAGTTTAATAGGTTTATTTAAGGGCGATGCAAAACGTTTAATGAATGCAAGTCGTCTTAATAAAAATACAATACACAATATCATTTCACACTGTGTGTTGGTTTTGAAAGTTCCTACAGTAGCAGAATATGTTAATTACTGGATGAACGAATTATTCCCTGTATATAGAAAAGTATTCCCACTAGCTCCTAAATCAAATGAAGTAAAAATGACAAAATTAATTAATAAATTATTAGCAAAAGGAATATTGTCAGGCTTTAGCATTGATAATAACGGTAATTTTATCATTAAATAAAATGAGACACTATGAGACTATGTGAAACATAGAAAATTCTTCAATAGTGTGTTACAATTTTAATGGACAAAAGTCTAGAGAATAAAGCTCTTTAGGAGAAATCCTTGAGGGCTTTTTAAATACCTAGAAAGGAGTTAGTAGTATGCCTTATAGACCAAAGAAACCATGTGCCATGCAAGGTTGTCCCAATTTAACTAATGATACCTATTGTGAAGAGCATAAAGCTTTAAGACAAAAACAATATGACAACTTTAAAAGAGCACCAGACCATGACAAGAAGTATGGAAACAATTGGCGTAGAGTCAGAGACTTGTATGTAAAACAACATCCGCTGTGTGAGAGATGTCTGAAGGAAGGTAGAATCACACCCGTTGAGGAAGTGCATCACATCGTTCCTCTTTCTCAAGGAGGATCAAATAAATTTTCTAATCTAATGTCTCTTTGTCAATCTTGTCATACAAAAAAACATTATGAAACGGGTGATAGATAGTGGTAGGGGAATAACAATCTCTACAACTATTTTTTTAACACCGAGCCTGGGGTTTCGTGCGAATTTTTTTCATTTCAAAGGGGGTATTAACCGATGGCAAAGGACGGTACTGCTAGAGGCGGTGCAAGGATAGGTAGTGGAAAGAAACCTACAAACAAGAAAAAGGTGGAAGTGTTAACTACAACCTTCGATGACATGTCAGATTTTATTACACCCGATGAAATTGAAGGAGTCGAAGTTCCACCGATTAAAGATTATTTAAAAGCAAAGCAAAAAAATGGAAAAGACTTATATGCTCAGGACATTTTTAAAACCACTTACTTGTGGCTTAAGAAACGTGGCTGCGAAACGCTGGTTGGTAATCAATGGCTAGTATAGCCCAAGAAGAAAGCCGAAGCATCTCAGAGAACGTCAAGATTGGCAAGCGTTGGCAAATGAAGGAAGGCAAGGTCACAATCCCTTGTAAGGCATTCTTTGGATATCAAAACATAGACGGCAAGATTACTATTGATAAGGATGAAGCGGCAATAGTTAGAAGAATCTACTCAATGTTCCTTAAGGACGGCATGACAAGAAAGGCAATAGCAGATACATTGAAAGCTGAGGGAGTCCTTACTCCATCTAAGAAAGGCTGCAATTGGACGGTCAACAACATCCAGTCGATACTTTCAAACGAGAAGTACAAAGGCGATGCATTGCTACAAAAGGTCTACTGTGAAGATTACCTAGAGCACAAGGTCAAGAAGAACAACGGCGTGTTGCCTCAATATTATGTAGAGAATTCCCACCCTGGAATCATCAACAAAGACGAATGGACAATGGTTCAGGAGGAACTTAAGAGAAGAGAAGGCATCAGATACTCATACCAAACAAGCAATCCTTACCTAGCAAAGCTAAGATGCTCAGAATGCGGACACTTCTTCGGAATCAAGGTATGGCATTCCAACTCGATCCACAGAAAAGAGGTATTGCAATGCAACGGCAAATACAAATGCGGCTGCAAGTCGCCTAAGCTTAGCCAAGATGAAGTAAACAGGAAGTTCATAGAAGCCTACAACCAAGTGATGGATAACAAGGAAGGCTTGATAGAAGATACCAAAGCTGTCATCGAAATGCTAACCTCAACTGAAGAGATAGATTCGAAGGTCCAAGCGTTGACAAATGAGATGGAGGAGGTTCAGCTATTGGTAGAGAACCTAATCCACGACAACGCCAGAAGAAACCAAGACCAAGAAGAGTACGAAAGACACTACCAAGAGCTGGTCGGCCAATTCAATGCAGCAAAAGCTAAAATGGAATCGTTGCTAGAGGAAAGGCAATCAAAGCTAGGTAGGATTGAAATACTCAACGCCTTCATAACTTCTCTAGAAGATAAAGAAGCAGTTATAGATGAATTCTCAACCGATCTATGGAACTTGATGATTCAAGATGCATTAGTCAATGAAGATGGAAGCATAACATTTAAGTTTAGAAACGGAAACGAAGTAAGAATTTAACCACACGACACCGAAGCATCCTCCTTGCTTTGGTGTTTTTTTGCACTTGTAAAAAAACATGGGTTTATGTACTATTTAAGAAAATAATTATATGATATAATTATGTTAAGCTTTATGCTTGAAGTATAAATTTCACAAACATTTTAAAAGAAAGAAGGAGTTTTAAAATGAAAAAAATATGTTCGTTTTTTATTGGCTTAGGCTTAATGGTTGTTATGATTTTTAGTTTATCGGCTTGTGGTGATAATGCAAAACCGTCTTCGTATTATATAAATGGCGAAGGAAATCTTATCGAAGTTTTAGATGATGGAAATGAAAACAATCTCGGTAGTTGGGGTGAAGATATTATTTCCTCTTTTAAGAATATTACTATCAGTGACGATGGTTACTATGTTATAGATGGAATAAAAACGAAGATTACTTTAGATGAATCATTTGTAAAAGGAGTCTCTAGTATTGAAATATCAGATGATGGTTTTTATATTGTTAATGGAGTTAAGACTAATATTAGTGCGATAAATGTTTATACAGTTTCATTTGACACTGGCTTCTCAACAAAGGTTCAGGATCAAAAAGTTAAAGAAGGATATAAAGTAGAAAAACCATCTATCTCTAGAACAGGTTATGAGTTTGATGGTTGGTTCTATAATGATGAAGCATGGTCATTTAATTCAAATACAGTTACTAGCGATATGACTTTAGTGGCTCATTGGACTGCTAATACTTACACTGTAAAATTTAATAATACGAAAGGTGATAATCCTGAAGACGCTACATATACATATGACAGCAATGTTACTCTTCCTATAGTTCCAAATGTTGATGGTTATACAATGAGTGGCTGGTACAACGGAAATACCCTAGTATCAAATGGCAAATGGAATATTGCTGATGATGTAACATTAACAACTAAATGGACTGCTAACAATTATACAATTACACTAGATCCGAATGGCGGTTCTGTTTCATCAACAACAATCAATATTGCTTATGGTGAAAATTATACACTGCCAGTTCCAACAAATACTTATGGTGCATTTAAAGGCTGGTATTATGGTGATGAAAAAGTAACTGATGCTACAGGTAAGTCTTTAGCACCATATACATACACTTCAAACATCACTTTATCAACTAACTGGATAGAAGAAATTTCAACAGTAGAACAATTAAAAGCTATTGCTAGTGGCCTAAATGGACATTATAAGCTAGTTGCTGATATTGATCTAGAAAATGTTGAATGGACCGTTATAGGCTCTACACAAACTCCATTTACAGGTGTTTTTGATGGAAATGGATACAAAATCAAGAATTTAACAATTGATTCTGTAAACGGAACAGAAGTTGGATTATTTGGATGTTCTTCTGGAGCAATCAAGAATTTAATTCTTGAAGATGTTAATATTAATCTTGGAACAATTAATTCAGATTCATATGTTGCAGCTCTTGTGGCAACCAACAAAGGCACAATCGACAATGTTACTTCAAGCGGAACAGTTACAATTGCAAATCACAGTGCGACTTTAACTAGTTATGTTGCGGGCGTCGTTTCTAAAAATTTAGGCTCATTAAAAGATATAACAAATGGCTTAAATGTTAGTGGCGGAACATATACTGGTGGTGTATGTTCATATGATGAGTCTAAAGATGCTAATATTGCAGGCTTAAGATTAATTAATAATGGTGACGTTGTAGGATTACAAATTGCAGGCGGTGTGTATGCATACAGCAAGCAAAAAACTTACTCATATATGAAAAATACTGGTAGTGTTACAGCTGTGAATAATGCTGGTGGAATTGTTGGCGTTAATACTGCAACTTTAAATAGACCGGTAACATTTAAATTCTGTGTCAATACAGGTGCTATTAAATCAACTGATAATAATCATGGAACAAGCTATGCTGGTGGATTAACTTCTGAAGCTCGTGAAGTCAGTGTTTCTGATTCTTATAATACAGGCTTAATTACGGGATTCTATA